CTATGAAGTGTCCCTCCAACAGGTGGGCTGCCATCTCCGAAAGGTTGTCACCGGCGTAACTGTTGGTCGCGAAATCAAAGGAAAGGTCCCGAACCACCGAGCCCTTCTGTTGAATATAAAGAGCCCTATTCCCAATGGTTAGTGGTGCAACATGGGAGACGCCGTTAAACTCCTGGGGAGTGGCCTGAACGACAGTCGGAGTCAGCGCTCCCTCATTCTCGCTGCCCGTGATTGTCCACGTACCATCAGAGGTGAATGCCAGTAATGCTCCGCCCGGCGAAGACACCAGATGCCTTACCTCGTTAACCTGTTTGCCTGCCAATGGATAGGTTACAGCATCATCATCCACGATTGGTGAGGACTTACCAAAGTTGGTGAAATCACCAGACTTGGATCCCCAAATGGTTTGAGGTCTGGCGGGAGATCCAGCATAGAACTGTCTCTGTTGATGGTAGGTCGTACAACCCGGATAGCCATCGGTATCATTCCAGAGGCCTTTGGCCCATTTATAGGTCGCATTTGCAGTTCCTACCGTTCCATCCGGTATTCGCGAGACCACATTAGCTGAGGCAGCCGTAGTAGAGGCCACAGATATCAGCTCGCCAACCCCAAAACCGGGATGAAGGAATTGCCAGTTTACGCCTCCATCATTCCAGTTGTTCTCTTCGGCATCTGGCTTGTCAGAGCCACAGGTGGTTCCGGTGAGCACAACCCAATATTTATCGTTTGCCCGCCGAATATTCCCAGCGGCCACGGTTGCCCCGGCTACCCATGATTGTGTCTTATCTTTTTGTTCTATATAGAATAGTTTACCTACATCCGTAGCGGTAAAAATACCCGTGGATGCGATGATCCCAGCCGTTCCTGCAGCAGTCGTACTATAGACAGTCGTGGTGGTTACTTCATTAGTATCATCAAATGGACCATACTCGACAGCCACTTCTTCAATTAGCCAAGTATCAGCCGCGGCCCGGCTGATATTGGTGGGGGGATAGTCGGTATGGCAAACCGTGAGAACATCAGCGCTCTGGGTGAACTTCAACAACTCCAAGTCGCTCTCGCCCCACTGGGTTGGGATCTCAACAATGTTGTCTGTCAGGGCATACCAATAGAGAGGGAGATCCGTAGCCCAGGTTCCGGAGGTGTGGGCCGTGGTGCAATAGTAGTTCACTCCGGCGACGCTGACATGGTTGCCCGCGGCATAGGCCGTCGAGGTAACCCATGCAGACGGGGTTGAGGCTAGCACAACCGCCGCCCCATTCTTGAAGACCCGCATGTAGTACTCACCAAATTCAAGCATATAGGCTTGCTCGGTGGAGTAAGTGAAGGGCACAGCCCTTGTGTATTTCGAAGAATCCTTAACCTCTGCTACAAATCTGGTCCCACAGCGATTTCTTACTCCCCCGTAGGCCTGAACGACGAAGTTCCTGCAAAGCCTTAGGCTATTCATGTAACGGGCCAAATCCACCCGGCCATACATACTCGGGGAGATTTCACCGCCCGCTAAGGAGGGTTGGATCAGGGAGACCGTCATTATTGCCTCGCCGATTCGAAGCCACCCATGGGAAGTTCACCGGCATTCGATTCGTTCAGGGCCACCGACTGTGCCTGAGATGACAGGGCATAATATGCCTGTAGCAGATTGTTCGCCAATTCACCGTGTCCCAGTGGCATTGCCGCACGCGAGGCTAAGAAATTGATGAAGGCCGTCACAAACATGGGATCCCAAAGGTTGGGATCGGTTATCTTGGATGTATAGATGACCTCGGCGTTCTCCTGGTCCGTCAGGATGACGCGCTTGTCGTTGTAGTTGGCAACCTCGAACGCAACAGATTCGTCGCTCCTTGGCATCCGGGCAGCCGTTGTCACAATCTGCTGTATCCTCAAACAATCGTTAGGATAGCTGTAGCAGTATTCCCAGTTTGTCACCAATTCCTCGTCCACCAACGCGAGGCTTTTGCGTTTTGTGGCAAACCTGGGCATCATGTCCCGCAAGACATGTTCCAACGAAGGGGTATAGAGCATGGATAGCACATCCCCCTCCTCAGAACCGTCTGACGGATGAATGCCGGAGATGAACCGAGTCACCCCCAGCTCGCACAAAGCCATGTTGCAGATCTCGGTCTCTGACGCCATTTAGATCACCTTTTTATCGGAGGCTCGCCCAGGAATGTTGCTGTTCCGGAGGTGGTCATGATCCTGTAAGGTCTTGGGAATCTTGGCCTTCTGACCTGCGATCATGATTTCATCCCCGGGCCTGAGCACTTTAGCCTGCGGAACTTCCGCAACGGATTCGAGGAACTTGGGAAGAGACTTGCCCTCCCCAAGCTCATACTCGAACTCCGCGCCAGGACGCCGACGGAAGCCGTTGACGATGCACATTTCCTTAGCGCGAACCAACATACATCACTCCTACAGGGCATCCGGATAGGCACGAATGCCAATCGGTTCCTTGGTCAAGAAGGCATTGAGTTTACCGGCAGTCGTGGCCGCGGTTACCGGTGTATAGATGACACCGATATACCGGAGATAGGTCAGGCCGCAGGGAAGAGCCAGCACCCAGGCAATCGAACCCTTCGACGTGAGGTTAGCCGCGGAGGCCGTAGTCGCCGTGGTCAAACTCACAGAAGCATGGGTAGTAGCGCCGGAGAGGGCAGAGGCAGCCGAAGACACAAAGTCAATCTTCAGGGTGCCCGCGCTGGCGGCAGTCACAGCGGTATCAACCGTAACAACCAGGTAAAGGGGCTCGCCGCAGCACAGGTCGCGAGTAATCGAACCCGTATCCACAGAATACGTGGAAGTTACAGCGGTTGAAGCAGTCGAGATGATGCTCTGCGCATCACTGAATTCGAGTCTGGAATCAATGAACATGTCAGATCTCCTTAGTTCAAGCTGGACTCAGTGTTGAGGATGGAATCGCAACGCTTGACGGGGATCCCGTCGAACGTCAGGACGTGTTTGCCTGCAATGTTGTCCATGGACAGCGTGCTAGATCCGATCTTCGCCGTGATCTGCCGACGCAACATAGCCTTGATGGTGCGGTTGCAATAGAACACGGGTCGGCCTGCGCGGAGATCAGGAACGGCCTCGAGCATCTGGACCATAAGATCCGTCAGGTCGGAGTCGTTGGTGCCCGTGGTGGCCTTGGTCAGCGTGGAAACGTCAAGGCTATGCACGCGAGCCGCGAAGCGCCAATCCTTACAGACAAGACCCACGTCCCACTTGTAGTGAGATCGATAGCCCTCGTAGTAACCATTGGTAGAATCGCCAAGAGTAACCTGTCCCTTGTCTTCAATCTGCAAACCAGCCTTGGAACCCTTGGGGTAAATACCAAAGATGGTCTCAGGAGACCAGATCACCAGCCAGATCGACGTGCAGTCCGTCTGACCCGCAGCCGCGCCGCCAGCAATCAAGTTGATGGCGTTTTCTGCAGACGTGGAGTTATAACGCATCATGAGGCCGTTGAATTCCTCGGGGGCAGAACCGTGATCGCCATAGAACAGCGTGGAGGCGAACTCCTGGTTCATGGCCTCGATAAAGGCCTTCTCTTCCGAGAGACGCCAGGCCGCCGTGTTGCCATTCAGGTCGGCAAGGGCCTTGTCAATCTCGGCATACTGCTCGAGCATGGCTGTATCGTCAGTAACCTGAGCAGTCAGAGACTTTCCAGGAACGACTCCGCCATACCATTTGCGCCAAGTGGCAGTGGGGAGACCCGTTCGGACAGTAGACCGATGGCCGGTGGGCAGGTTACCCTCGACAAAGGTCATGTCTTCCAGAATCTCGTTTCGCTGAGCCAGCAATTCGGCTACGGAGTCGATATTGCCGTTGGGATCCAGTCTCTTGGTAACATCCAAGAGGGTAGGATTGCTAGCACTCAAAGAGGTGGTCATTTTTTTCCTCCGGGCGGGTGGTTATCCCGCAAAGGAGCTGTGGTTTGTGGACTAGTTGGGCATAGATGGGAACAATGTCCGTGCTAGATCCCGTTGAACAGACGCTCCTCCACCGTTATCGATGGAGTCTTCCTGCATTTTCTTTCCAAGGTCGTTAAATAGCTTGACCAGCGGGGGATACATCCCCAATCCGGCCTTACCAAAGAACTCCCTGACTTCATTGGCAATGCGGGGGTCAGCATTGGCGAAAACACGGTCGATATTGGCCTTGGTCTTGGCGATATTGGCTCCACCAAGCTCCTTGTCAGCCTCAATGGCCTGTTTCCAATCGTTCTGACGCTGCTGCCAGCTCTCAGACTGTGCCTCTTCATGCGCAAGTTCCTGCGTAGCGATAAATTCAGCCCATCCTTGAGCATCTTCCTGACTCAGACCCTTGGACTTTGCAAGCTCCGTGAGCCCTTCGATCATCCCCTTGTCAAATTCGTAACCTTCAGGGGCTTTGAAGGTATATTCGACCGGCGCAGTAGCCTTGGCCTTCGCATCTACCTCGGTAGTCTGCACTTCAGCGGCGGGTTGGGGCGTCTCGGTTGCGGCATTCTGGGCCGCGGGATCCACTGCGGGAGTGGATAAGAGAGCATCAGCCATTGTTCTTTTCCTCCTGTTGGGCTTTCATAGCCTCGGATTGCATTAAGAGATACTCATTAGGGCAGATGGAGAGTAATTCCCCGAGTATTTGTAGGCCAAAAGATCGTTTACCTGCGAACCTCCCCAATTGATAAGACTCTGTGGCGGTGCAATCCCTATAAATGCCTGTTTCACTGAGCCATGCCCACACAAAACGCCTACCTTGGACCGAAGACATCTGGGCTCGCCAGTCTGCCTTGTGGGTTTCTTCTCGGAGTTGGGCCCGGGTCTTCTTGTGTTTGACCTGGGTCTCATTTCCGCTGTCGTAGGGTTCATCCTTCATTGCCCATTTGTCCCAAGAGAGAATCCGGATCCGCCGGAGTCGTGCCTAACTGCTCTGCCACCTGGGCTGCCGCTGCTACCTTCTGCATTTGTTCCTGTTTGGCCTGCTGTTCGCTTCGTGTCTGACGAATGGCCGCTACTGCATCTGCATCATTGATCATCTTTGCGGGTGATCCAGTCAGATCTGAGTAAATGTCCGCGGTCTCATCAATGTTTATCTTATCTAAAGCCGTGGGTTGCATTCCGAGAGCCATCTGGGAAGACGCGAGATTGGTAAGGAACATGACCGTTCTCTCAATCGTTCCAACTCCGGACATCTTCATGGCCTTATGAACGTCAGATACATACTCCACATTCAGAGGCATGTCCTGCAGTTCTTCAGGGGCTTCCGGAATGAGGCCGGGGAACTCGGGGTCCGCCATGATTTCGAACGTTCGTTCTACCAGGGGATCAAGAAGTTCGTCGTTCAGACGGAGCATGATGGGGCCGAGGGTCTGGACCTTCTCTTCCACGCGGGCCTGAACTTCCGTAGCCGTCATATCGCGCTGATTGCCAGCCAGCAGGAGGAAGATATCTACAAACAATGCAGAGTTTATGCGCTGTCGGTATTCTTCTCGCCAGGCCCCAAGGTGTCCGAGGGATTCCCCGCCGATCTGGAAGATAGCAGAGATAGCCGCATTCTCGGTATCATTGACAAAGTTGATACCTCCGGGCAGTTGGGTGACCGGTGTATGCTTCAGGGAGACGGGCACGTTCAGAGGCGGGCGTCCGATCTTATCCAGAATGGACAGACTTTCCTTCTCGAGCTTCTGAATGCCCTTCACAGTCCCGAATACATCCATGAGCGGAGAGAATCCGTATGCGTCTCCATCCTGAACGTCCCAGCGGGGAGCCAGGATCGGGAATGTCTTGCAACCCGAAACAGACAGGAACTTGCCATCATCCGCGGCAGGCATCCAAGTCAGAGACCGGAATCTGAAGTCCTTGGCAAACGGACTCTTGGGATCGTGGTTGGGGTTGGGCTCGACGGCATGACGCACGTCTTCCCAGTTATCAAGGTTCTGATCACCCTTTACCGCAGCCTGGATGGTGGGCGTGCAGTTCTCTAGGCCATACCTATCTACCAACTGAGCCCGCGTTCGTTGGAACTCCCGATACATGACTTCCACTCGCTGGGTCCCAGAAGTGGCAAGCGCATAAGACCCAAGAGGCAGTGGTTCAAGCCGGATGATAGACTCTGGATCCTTGTTTACTGCGCATGCATGAGTTCCATAGAGTAAGAGATCGCGATAAGTGGCGGGGAGAACCGTATACAGATTGGAACGTCTGAAGACCTCGAGCATTCTATCTCGCAGGGTTTCCAGGTATATCTTGACATTCTGTCGCTTATTGATGTCTGGGTAGGGAGTTTGGAGAGAGATCCAGGGGCGGGCCGGGTTGGTGATGCCATACATGAGGCCACGAACTGCCGTATTGACAGCAAAGGTTGCGGTCTCATTGAGGATGGCTTGGTTACGCCGGTCCCCCTTGTTACGATCTGTCACCATGAAGCGCCCAACCCTAGGCATGGTGTAACGATTGATATCCTGCCAATGGGCCAACCACGAGGAATCACGCTCGTTCTTGAGCGCGGTCCACCGCTGATCTAAGGTTGACCTAAGGGAAGTCGCCATGATTAGGACCCGAGTAAGGTCTTGCCCTGCGTGGTTTCACCTGTAACACCCGCACCGCCCAAAATTGTAGAGAGATAACCCTTCTTCTTACGGGCCTTTGCGACAAAGTATTCCAGGCTTTTCTTGTCTTCTTTGGGCTCCTTGGGTTTATCAGAGGCGGGAACGGGTTTACCCCTTTCGGCTTGCATACCGGTTGACAACGGAGTCAGGAGGCCATCGTTACCCTTATCTTTAGTTTCCTGTGATGGGCGTTCACCCATAGGGCCCATTTCCAGCCCTTCTTTCTCAAGGGACTGGTCAAAGGCTTTCTGTCCTGCAATGGAGCGACGAATGCCTGTGGCAATAGCGTTAAGGGCGGCCTTGCCGGGGTTCATAATGTCTTTGAGGCCTGGTGTCTTAAACTGGTATTGGTCTTCCGCCGTAGCGCGTTGAGCCTTGGCACGTTCGAGCGCAGCCTTGGTTTGAGCCGCAGCACCCACGGCAAGATTTTCCCACCGTTTATGTCGCACATCCTCTGTCATGTTGGCGGGGATCCCGTTTCCCTTGTCCTTGGTCTTGTCTCCGAAGACGTCGTGTTGGATCTTCCCGCTAGCCCAATCCTTCTGTCCCTGTTCCGATTTCATGGCATCCCAAACACGGTTGCCGTATTCCTTCTCCTTTGGATCGTCATCAGTAAGGTCAGGACCGTCATCGTCGTCATTTTCGTCTTGGGTGCGATTGTCACCCCAGTCGCTCATTGATCTTGGCATGGTAGTCTCCTATGCTCGGATGGGTGTGCAGGGTCGGTTCTTGTGTTCATTCTCCAGGATGAGAACTCTATCGCTCAGATCATCCTGGGTTTCGAGGGCCTTCTTTAGGTCGCCTCTAATACCATTAAGCATTGTAATTGCAAGCGTTAATAGGGCCGAGAGAGTAATACCTAGCACACAGAGCAGGATTTCCATTGCAGGATTCATTAGAATCTCCATCCAATCTTGGCTTTCGCCTCGATCTCGTTCGTGCTTGTCGTACCAACCGGATGGCGTTCTACTTCTACACCCACGACAATGCGGCCCATGTTATACTCATACCAAACTCCCATTGATCCCGATGATCCATAGGAGACTCCTGCAGCGTGATCCCTTTCCTCGGGCTGGTGTTCTATCGCCTTTTCGAGCGATGCCGCCCTCTTATTTGCGTCTTCGAGGGCCTTGTTCAATGCGTCCAACTGAGCGTCTGCCTGCTCTAGCTGTCTCGCTTGCACATCGATAAGCTCCAGGGCAGTCCCCAAAGCGTCATTTCCTTGGGTCCGTCCATCCACCCGTCCACTTCCAGAGGGCACAGACACGCCCACTCCGGTTCGTTGGAGGCCCTGAAGTGCCTGGGCGAGTTGGGCTCGGAGCAATGCGTTCTGTTGATCCAGCTCTGCACGAGCAGCCGCGAAGGCAAGTGCGTCAACCTGATGTTGGTTCTGCGCATTCTTCGCCTCCTCCGCTGCTACCATGTCTCTTTTTTGCTGCCAACTGGCAATTTTTTCTTTGCCATATGACCCACCAACCGCCCCGATTAGGAGCGCACCTGCTATAATCAGGATGGTTGTGCGGTTCACTTGCCCCACCTTTCCCTTGCCTTCTTCACGTCCTCGTGGGCATGAAGGAGGGAATCTGGGAACATGGGTTCAAGCTCCGCGGCGGCGGTCAGATAATCCACCCGCTCTTCCTCTGTCTTGAGGTAATCCGTCACGTCCCAGGGCATTAGTTTGATCCTTCCGGTGGGATTGGGTTGTCTTTCTTCTGGTAGTTCCAACCCGCGAGCCCAGCAAGTGGGACGCATATGGCTGAAATACAGAGGCTCATCCCCGTCCAGTCCACCTCTTGCCGAGTAACAACTATATAGACGATGGCAAAGGCGATCCCAAGCGTTCCAATACCCAGGATCATCGCTGCCCATAGCGTCACCAGTCGCTTGGTAGAGTCTTTAACTAGACGATGAAAGAAGCTCATTTCTTCTCGAACTTGTCTTTAGCTTTGGAGTAAACGCCCTTGGCTTCCTCCTCGACTTCATCAAGAACCTTCTTGGCTTCCTCGGGATTGGCACGGAAGATGTAACCCCCCGCCAGAACACCCAGCCCGAAGATAAAGATATAGGATGCAACCTGAATGGCGTCCATCTGTTCCTCCCTAGCGAATTGGGTCTGGCACAAAAACCATACCCTCGGTAGCACTGGAGCTTCCGGCGTGATAGGTATGCGTTCTGACAACCATGCCCCCGGGAACCCGAAGTTCATAGGTGGTGGAAATCTTGTCTGCATCGGCTATCCTGGACATCTCCGTCCAGTTGCCACCCATCCAGCTCAAGGTAGCCTCGATATCTCGAATGCCCTTTAGATCGGCGTCTGCTTGTTCGATGTTTCCCTCGGCCCGATGAATGGGCTCATTGATTTGCAGGTTTTCCAGATCGATCGTAAGATTGACAAAAGCTCTATTCATTGTAGTTCCTATAAAACGTGTTGGGGGAGAGGCACCTTCTGGTTCGCTAACCAGTCGGCAACTGAGAAAGACGGGCAAAGCTTTATAAACTCATTAGGTTCAATTATTCCATTTGCATTCAGGTCTGGACTCAGGTCCCTGTGTCCAACCACCTTAGCATTCGGGTAACGCGTCTCCAGGTCCGTAATCAACACGGCGAGTGCGTGCCACTGCTTTAGGTTATACCTGCCAGGATTATACTTATCTACTCCGCCGGTTCCGCCCACCATGCAAATGCCCAAGGACTTGGCGTTGTAACCCTTGGCATGGGCACCGATGTTCTGCTCGCCTCGGGTCGCGTGAACCACGCCGTCAATGGTGATGACATAGTGGTAACCTATCCCCCTAAAGCCTCTCGCCAGGTGCCACTGGCGAATCACGTCACACGTCAGGGGAAGGCCATTGGGAGAGGCCGAACAATGGAGGACGATATACTCCACGTTCATCGTCTCACCCCGTACATGGCAAGAGGCGGGGTTATCCCGCCTATGCCCTGACCTAACTGTCGGGTTCTGGTAGTCAGCATTAAGCTGCCTCCAGAAACCAATGTCGGTCATTTATATTAAATGCGCATTATAGTACGTGCGTTCTTTTCTGCATTACATGTTCTCTGATAATCTGCCATACTCTCACCGGGGAGATGCCCATTCTCTCGGCTATTTCCCGAACGGACATGGTCTTTCTGAGTTCGTAGATTTGAACGTTCCTTGCCTCGAGATTAGCCTGGAGGAGTAAACGTCTGATGGCCTTTGGCGAAAGATGAATGCCCCTGGCCTCGAACACCTTCTGGATCTCCGACGCTAGGCTCATTTGCCCTCCTGCCATTTAATGCGGGCTTCCCTCGCTGCTTGTGCCCGCTTCCTTGCCTCTTCGACCTGTGGAGAACCCTTCATCTTCAGGCAGTGCTCCAACACTTCGAACGGCCCCTCGAACAATCCTTGGGGTGCCTTGAAGGCTGCACGCAGTTGGGGATAGGGAGATCCAATCAGCATTCCCTGGGGAATTGCCATATTGGACCAGGCAATGGCATCATCTAACCTATTGAGCCTAACGCACATAACCCCTGCCATCCACTGGAGTTCTGCCATCTTGGCATCAATCTCCATGCCCTTGATGCATTCCTTCAGGCCCTCGTCGGGTCGCTTGAGCTGCTCACAGCAGATTGCTGCTCTGAAACAAGCCCAGGCCTTCTCTTCAGGTGGACCCTGCATGGATGCGCACTTGTCATACGCATCGAGTGCCTTCTGCCATTCCCCGATGTTCTCCCAGCTTGATCCATAGTAATAGACCCAGCGCGTATTTGTTGGATCCTCTTCCATTTGCTTCTCGAGGCCGGGAATGTCATTGGTCCTTACTCTATGCTCGACCTGTTCCCGTGTCTTCTCAATCTCAGTGAATCTTACTTTGTCTAGGATGCTCATACATTCCACGCCTTCTAGAGCTTCGTGGACATGGCCCTTGGAGTAATACTTGGGGGCAGGCAGCCTAAAGAAAACGTTCTTGAGATAGAGCCCATTACTATTCTGGACCGCAAATGTTCTAGATTCTGGGCTGAGGAGTAAGGACTTCCGGATGTCAACCCCGTTCAAGAAGAGGCGTTCGTCCGTGTCGATCATGACCGCGAAGTCTGCCCCGCGCTTGTAGGCTTCCTCAAGCCCTCGGTTCCGCCATTCCGCACAGCAGCCTGTAGGGTCATCATAGATGTAGTAGACAGGACGCTTACCCGCCATGTTCTTGATGATCTGTCTAGTCTTCTCGTCTGTGCCTAGATCAACTATCACCAGGGCATCCGCAAACTTGACAGACTTCAGGCTAGGGGCTATGATATCAGACTTTGCAGATGTGAGAGTGACGGAATACAGTTTCACATTTACTCCTCATGCCAATCATGGGGTTTAGTATAATGGGGAGTAATAAGATCGAGTTTAATGGATGGACGTTCGTCTACTTCCTCATCATCTTCCTTGGGAGCCATGGGCAAGGGCTTGTGATAGAGTCCAACGTGATTGTTCACTACTTCGATGGCTGTCTCCCTGGCCTGGAGCTGGCGGTCGATGTAAAGATCCCTGAGTGGGCTTAACTCGCTTACGAGCCAAGCTAGTCGCCCCCTCAACTCCTCGACTTCAACTTCCAGTGCTTCAATGCGCTCTCTCTTGGTTGGCATTAGAATCCCTCCATTGGGTTGTATTCATGTATTGACATGTTTGGTGTTGTGTTCATCAATCGCACCTCCCTTGGGTCTGTCATGGGTGGAGCCACCGGGAATGCAAAGGTGAGTGCCCATGCATCTGCTATATCGGGGCTTCTGGGTAAACGCTCTTTGATGTCGTCCTTGCTTTCTAACTTGATCTTGCCCTGGAGATCGTAATCATAGGTGGGCGTGGCAAGTTCCATCTTAAAGATGGGATCATTAGGGATAGCTCCGCCCTCCCGAAGCCACTCCGCTCCCATGTAATACATCTCGGTTCGCTTGTCATGATACTTGGGGTTAGACGACTTGCCTCCGAAGTTAACCTCAATCACATCATGACCTAGCTGGCGCAGGCGATCAATTACTCCCCCGCCCATCCCAGCATCAATGAAGACAGCATTGGGACGCCAGGCGACAATGGCAGTGGCCACTCGATCCGCAAACTCCATATTACTGAGACCCGAATAGATTTTGGGGGGGAAGGCAACGACACCCTGTCTAGCCAGGATGACGCTCCGGTCGTCTCCATAGCGGGCCACGTCCACGCCCAGGATCCTCGCCGCAAAGGAATACTCTGCCTCGTGGTAGTTCCGGCGAGCAGCCTCTTCGGTCATGGCAATTGAGATGAGCTGGTTCTCGGCACTGGCGGTGAAGTCACACAGGAATTCACGGTTAAACTCATTGTCGGGCATATCCCTCCTTAATCTTGCTACCTCGTCAGGGTCTAAGGCGTCTGTATCATAAACCGTATAGCGCGCTGCCCACCAATCCTTCTCTTGCAATGCCTTGTAATACAATTCACTAAAGAGATTTACTCCTTTAGGGGTGCCAATGAAAAGCGCCCATCCCTTTCTGTCTGCAAGAGCGGGTTGAATGATCTCTTCCCAGATAGCCGGATCCATCTGGGCTACCTCGTCCATCACACACCCATCAAGTCCCACTCCCCGTAAACCATCAGGATCATTCCCACCATAGAGCTGAATCATAGCTCC